CATCTTCATCGACTGAAGCAAGCCACGTGCCGTCATTGCGGCTCAAGTCACCACAGAGGGGTTCATGTGTGATTGTGTCGTCTAGGCTCTTAAACGCGTTATCCCAAAAATCATGCTCGTGTGCGTCAACCCATTTGCTGTTTTTTTCTACGAACTCGAATCCGTCTGTAGTTTTGAAGTGCATTATCTTGTGCTCCATTTGTTGTTGGTTAAGGTTAGCTCATAATCAGAATATCATAGTTGACGCGTGCGTCAAGTCGATACCTCTTATATGCACTGAAAAAACACCGATGATTTAATGAATGTTCATTCATGAAACGACGCGTTAACTGAATCCGGGTTCATTGAATGCTTTCTTGCGCACATCGCCGCACATGTAGGGCCAAAGGCGACCCTACCCCACCCCGCGCACCGGTTCCCCCTTTTATGTTAAATACCCTCCTCGTCACTCTCCTAAATTTCAGTTCCGACGCACTGCGCTAAAAGCTTTTCCTTGAGTCAACCCCCAGTGTCTTCTAGTATTAACTCGCGGTGTTGGGATGTAGTTCCTGCAAACTACCCCCAATCGAGACTTGTTTACTCCATGGCTCGGCTCCCAGCATCGCGCCACCTTTTGGTGCCCTTTCGAGGGACAAGCACAGGAGTGCATAATGAGCAGAAAAATATACAACGCCGGAAAACTCCAAGTCCGGTACGACAAAGCCGCCTCTAAGGGTGCCGCCGGAAAACAAGACCGAGAAGAGCTTCTGGCGCAGGCCGACCAAGATATAGAGGCCGAAGGTGCCTTTGTAGAAATCAACCGCGACGCCCGTGACCTTATCGATGTCAATATTTTGCCGAGCCTGCATTCCATGATGGAGAATATGTATTCCATTATCGATGCTGAAACTCGAAGACTGATGCGACAAACTGTGTCGGGTGGCGGAATGGACAAAGCCGATTCTCAGCACTTCGGCCAACTAACTCGAAGCATCTGCCAACTGGCGAATCTTGAGCACGGGATTCGAGAGCAAAATCAGCTTGAGCAAATGTCCGATGATGACCTTAAGCGCCTAGCCGACATTGCCTATAAGAAATTAGAGGGGAAATCTAAATGACGACGCCACATGCGACCCTTGCCTACAATCCCATACGCGACAACGATAAACTGCCTGTCTTGGTTCGCCTTGCAAGCTCTTCTGATGCTTCTCTGGTTTATAGCACTTGGCTGCGCAGCTACGCCGACCAAAACAAAGACCAGCATCGGGGCATTCTGTATAAAAGCCATCGCAAAATCATAAGAAACCTTATGGAAAAGTCGGTTACCGTTATGGCGGTGATGGATGACGACCCAAATCAGATTTTTGCCTGGATGTGCGGCATAAGAGTCGAATCAGGCCCGCTTTTGGTCCACTATTGCTATGTAAAGGATGCTTTTCGGCGTCTTGGGCTGGCAAATCTGCTTCTGAAGTATTTTGAACACCGTCAAGGAGAGCCAATTATCTGTAGCCATAAAGGTTATGTGTATAAATCTCTGCGAGATAGGTATAATCTTTTCTATGTCCCACAGGTCAGAGAACCAATGGGCATCGATAAATTTAGGGATGGAAAATGGAAATTGTAGGATTTACGCTAAAACATGACTGCCGACCGGTGTTTGATAAGATTGCAATCAATCTAAAGGCACCGAATCACAAAGGGTTTATCCTAAAGTGGGGGCCGAATAAGAACGGCATTGTTGTAATTCATGAAAAACACGGGACGATGTATCTACCCATGTCGTCTATTTCCCACCTTGAGGTTATCGAAGAACCACGCAAGCGGCCCGGAAGAAAGCCGAAATCCGTAAAGGTTAAGAGCAATGGGGAAATCACCGCCCAAGCATGACGCCCGAGCGGTAGTCAGGGAATACATTAAGCGCTTCGGCGACCCTGAAGCCTTGGATGAGGATAAGGGTGTCGCCAAAGACCGGACTTATCGGTGGCAAGAGGATTTGTTCGAGCAGCAGCTCGCCTTCATGAACGACCCTGCTTGCTTTAAGACGGCGCTGTGTTCCCGCCGTGCTGGCAAAACTTACGCGGCTTGCTATTACCTAATCGAAACGGCGTCTCGAAACCCGGATAGTATCTCGGCTTATATTGCCCTGACGCGAAACAGCGCCAAGCGGCTTATGTGGATGGAGCTTAAAAGAGCCAACCGCAAGTACCACATTGGGATGCACTTTAATAACTCGGAGCTTATTGCTACGCTGCCCAATCAGAGCCAGATAGTTCTGACGGGTGCGAATGATGAAGCTGATATTGATAAGTTGCGGGGTTCTGCTTACCACTTGGTTATTCTTGACGAAGCCGCAAGTTTCGGACGACATCTTGAAACGCTGGTGGAAGAAGTTCTCGAGCCGGCGCTAATTGACCATAACGGTACAATGGCCATGATTGGAACGCCTAACGCAGCGTGTTCGGGTATGTTCTTTCGTGCTTCGACCGACCCAGCGCAGGGATACAGCAATCATCATTGGACGATTATGGAAAACCCCCATATCCCCCACGCAGACCAATGGCTTCAACGCCGCATGAAGCAAAAGCACTGGGATGAGAATCATCCGGTTTATCTGCGTGAGTGGCAGGGCAAGTGGATTCGCTCGAATGACTCTTTGATTTACAAGTACACCAAAGACAAGAATTTCTACAAAGAGATACCGCATCACGAGCATGACTTTAATTATATCCTGGGCGTGGATTTAGGGTACGAAGACGCCACTGCTTTCATCATCGGGGCCTACTGCCCAGAGCTGCCGGATTTTTACATCGTCGATAGTTACAAGGAAACGAAGATGATACCGGCGCAGATTGCAGAAAAAATTAAAGAGCTTGATTCGCAGTATGATTTCAATATCATGGTCGCCGACACGGGGGGTCTTGGTAAGTCTATTGTAGAAGAATTTCGATATCGTTACGAGCTACCAATACGCGCAGCAGAAAAGCGCAACAAGGCATCCTATATTGAACTTATGAACTCAGACCTTCATTGTGGTTTTATCAAGGTCTACGAAGGGTGCGAGATATTAAATGAGTGGGATTTACTCCAGTGGGACGAAGACAGGAAAAAAGAAGATTCGCGTTTTGAGAATCACTTGTCTGATGCGTGCTTATATGCGTGGCGCGAAAGCAAGCATTACACGTACAAGCAAGCGGCTATTGCTCCAAAGCAAGGAACTCCTGAGTATTATGCTGCTCTAGAAGATAAAATCTGGTCAGATAAAGCCAACGCAATAGACAAAGCCGATGGACAGGCATGGTGGGAAAACGAATGGACGCTGAACTAGAAGAAATAATCGAAGCTGCAAAAAAGCATGGGCTTAAGCGGTTAAGAGTTGGTGATATCGAAGTAGAGCTATGGGAGAAGCCAAGACCAGCAGGTGCTCAGTTACAAGTGTTTCCTGAAACCTCTGGCGCTAAAAGCTTATCCGAAGAAGAGCAATACGACGAAGATTTATTTTATTCGGCAGGTGTGTAATCTGCGGGGAGTTTCAAAATGAAAAAGTTAGGTTATTGGTGGAGTGAGAAAAGCGAACCCCACGATCTTGTATTTGAAGTAGTTGAGCATTTGACGGATAACCAAGGTTATCACTCGACGAACAACATTAATCACGCACGCCTTTATGGAAATATCAGTTATCGCGATTTGGGAAGCGGCAACCTGGTCCATCGAGCAAAGACAAGCGCCAAGAACCGCGTAACCTTAAACATCATTCAATCGATGTGCGATACCGTTACAGCGCGAGTTGCCAAAGCTAAACCAATGGCGACTTACTTAACAACTGGCGGCGACTGGGAAATGCAGCGCAAAGCAAAGCGCCTAACCAAGTTTACCGCAGGCCAGTTCTACGGCTCCGACATTTATAAAATCGCCCCTAAAGTCTTTCTCGATGCCTGTGTTTTTGGCACTGGGGTTATGAAAATCTTTGAGTATGACGGAGAGATTAAATGCGAGCGAGTATTTCCCGATGAGATTGTGGTTGATGACCTTGAAGCTCGATATGGCAATCCTCGCCAAATGTTTCAGCGTAAAGTTGTTGATAAGCAGGTTTTGGCGTCGTTATTCCCGGAATTTGAAAGCCAAATTCGCGATGCGTCTCCGATTGAGGATGATGATTCGCTCTACCGCGCAAGTGAACAAGTTGAGTGCATCGAAGCGTGGCACCTACCAAGCTCTAAGGGCGCAAAGGATGGCCGACACGTTATTACGATAGAAAATGCGACTTTAATGGATGACTCCTGGGAGCGCGATGGTTTTCCGTTTGCATTTATCCATTGGACGAGCCGATTACTCGGTTTCTGGGGCCAAGGACTTGCGGAACAGCTTACCGGTATCCAAGTAGAGATAAATCGCTTATTGCGGAACATCCAACAGCAAATGCACCTCGCAACACCGAAGGTTTTCGTCGAAAGTGGCTCTAAAATCTCAAAAGCCCACATAAACAACGAAATTTGGGGTGTTATTGAGTATGCAGGCACCCCTCCGCAGTTTTTTGTCCCTAAAACCGTCTCTGGTGAAATTTTTAGCCATTTAGACCGGTTATTTAACCGTGCTTATGAAATTGCGGGCGTAAGTCAGCTTGCAGCGGGCGCGAAGAAGCCTGCGGGCCTAGAATCGGGCGTTGCGCTTCGAGAATTCCAAGATATTGAGTCAGAACGCTTTTTGATGGTCGCAAAAGCTTATGAACAGCTATTTTTAGACGCTGCGGCTCAAATGGTCGATATTGCCCGCGAAGTATCTGCTCGGGGTGAGTCGTTTGAGGTCATTAGTCACGGCGATGACGATATCGAAAAAATTAAGTGGTCAGACATCAATTTAGAGCATGATGAGTATGTGATGAAGGTTTACCCGACCTCACTTTTACCTACAACGCCAGCGGCGAAGCTTCAGAAGGTTATCGAGATGCTTCAGGCAGGAATGCTTACGCAACAAGAGGCTCGTGCGCTGCTTGATTACCCTGATTTGGAAGCGGTTAATAATATGGCCACGGCGTCACAAGAAATATTCAATATGATGATTGAACGGATTCTTGAAAAGGGTATTTACCAAGCGCCAGAGCCATACATGAACTTGGCTATGGGCATCCAAATGATGCAATCGGCTTATCTGCGAGCCAAGATTAACCAGGTGCCTGAAATTAGGTTGGATTTGTTTAGACGATTTATCGAGGATTCTATCGGTATGCTTGCAGCAATGCAGGCCGGAGCGCAACAGCCGCCGATGGGTCCAATGGGGCCGGGACCAGCTACCCCCGAACAGGGAGCACCCCCGGCAGGAATGACGGATGATGTTGCTGCGGCTGAAATGGCTGCGGCACCCATCCCAACAGCGTAACAACGCAAGGGGTTAGTATGACAGAAGAAGCAGTTCAAGAAGCACCAGCAGAAGAAGCGCCGAGCGCCGAGCTAATGGAAGAAGTGGCTGAAGAGGCTACCGAAGCGCCGGAAGCAGCGGAAGCGCCGCCCGAGCCGGAACGCCCTGATTTTTCTCGGCAATTTGCGGCACTTGCTCGAAAAGAGCGGGCTATAAGGCAAAAAGAGCAGGAGATGGCCAACTTTGCCAAGCAGCGGGAGCAGTACGAGGGCACCTCTACGCGCCTAGCTGATTTGCAACGACTGGCAAAAGAAAACCCTGCCAAACTTCTTGGTGAGCTTGGGATTAACTACGATGAATTGACCCAACAGGTTATCAACGAAGGTAATCCAACCGAAGAGCAGCAGCTTCGTCTTGAAAACGAAAAGCTTCAGGCCCGCTTAGGTAAACTTGAAGAAGTTTATGACAACCAGCGTCAGCTGGCAGAGCAGGCTCAGGTTAGCGCCGCCCGTACACAGTTGGTTGACAACATTAAGAATTTCGTAGACGATAGTAGTACCTTCGAGATGGTGCAGCATCATGACGCTTATGGACTCGTAGCGCAAGTAATGCAGGAGCATTACAACACTACAAAAGAGGTTCTTGAGTACGGTGATGCGGCAAAGCTCGTCGAGGACCACTTTATGGCGGAAGCCGAGCGTTACTTAGGCAGCAGCAAGCTGCAAGCAAGATTTCGTGAGTTAGATAAACCACGCGAGTCAGAGACTCCAGAAGCCGCCGAGCAAGCAGTGAAACGGGTGAAAACACTTAGCAATGGCAACGTTGCTAAAAAAACGGAAACATCCGGCAGCACGTTAGAGAGCAAGGAAAAATCGCTCGAACGTGTCGCTGCTATGATCAAATGGGGCGATGCGCCCTAATTTTGGAGTTATAAAATGGCAAGTCCACTCGACGTAGGTACAGTAACCGCAGCTCTTAAAGAGCACTACAAGCAACTCCGTGTTCAAAACATGGTTTACAAAGACAATCCGCTTCTCGCAATGATGCCGAAATATACAAAGTTCGGCGGCGAGAATATGCCGATTCCTTTGATTTACGCTAACCCTCAAAGACGAAGCGCTACCTTTGCTACCGGTAAAGCAAACACGTCTACCTCGGCTCTTGAAAAATTCGTAATTTCGCGTGTAAAAGATTATTCTTTCGCAAGTATTACCGGAGAATCTATCAAGGCAACTGAGCGAGACGCCGATGCTTTCTTGCGCTACGCTACTATGGAAATTGACGGGGCAATGCACTCCCTTACCCGCTCTCTTGCAATTGCAATGTATCGAGATGGCACAGGGGTTATTGGAAAGCAAAGCGCAACTATTGATCCCGGCGGAACAACAACGTTAACACTGGCCGAAACAGAAGACGTTACAAACTTCGAAGTCGGCATGAAGGTTGTACTTGCAGAAACAGCAATCGGTGCTCTTCTGGGCAACGTAGGCTCAAAAGAAATCACGGCAGTCAATCGCGACACAGGCGAGCTTACGGTAAGTGCACTTCACATTGATGCCGACGCAAGTGACTTTATTATTGCCGAAGGCGATGATTACGCCACCGGAGCAAGCTACAAGAAAGTTTTTGGTCTTGAAGCATGGGTTCCTCCAGTAACCCCAGGCTCCGGCGCTGTACCTGCGGCGCTTAACGGGGTAACGCGAACTACTGACCCAACCCGCTTAGGTGGTAACCGCTTTGACGGTTCAGCTCTTCCAATCGAGGAAGCGCTTATTGGTGCCGCGTCTCGGGTTGCTCGCGAAGGCGGTAGCCCAGACCACTGCTTTGTTGACTATGCTACTTTTTCCAATCTTGAAAAAGCCCTTGGTTCAAAAGTTGTTTACAGTGAAGCAAAGGCTCGCGATGTTGATATCGGATTTTCCGCTATCTCACTTCGTGGTCCACGCGGAACTATCCAGATTGTTCCTGACCAAAACTGTCAGCCGAACGTTGCTTGGATGCTTCAGTTGGACACTTGGAGCCTTAACACTTTAGGTGAAGCCCCAATGTTCTTGGATTTTGACGGAAACCGTATGCTGCGTGAAAGCGGAGACGATGCCTATGAAATCCGCCTCGGCTACTACGGAAACGTCGCTTGCAACGCTCCAGGTTACAACTGCCGCGTAGCACTATAATTCGGACTCACTGAAGGGAGATTGAGTTATGGCGAATAGAGATTTTAAAGATGTTCAGGCGCTTGAGCGTGAGCTTAAGATTGTTGCTGGGCGGGTTACCACTAACGGCAGTGGTGTCGCGACTGCTGCTGACGGTATCGGCTTTACACCGACAAAGGCAGGGGACGGGGACTATTGGATTTATCTTGATGATAAATACACCAGTCTTATGTACGCAAATGCGACCGTCACCGCCTCTGCCCCGGATGAGTGCTTTGCCTATGTTGTTTCGCATGACGTAAGCGGAGCCACGCCATCGGTGCGGTTCAAGTTTACTGATGATGATGGTAACGCGCAGGCATTCGCAGATGGGGATGAGTTTTCATTCTTTATTCTGCTGAAGAACAGCAGCGTAACATAATTTAGGAGCTTGCCATGAAAGGCAAAGGTAATCTTGCCCTTATGATTCTTGAAAAGGCCAAAAAAGAAGGCCCGGAAGAGGATGATAGCGGCTTGATGAAGAAGGAGGCAGGGGAGAAATTCCTCAAGGCCATCCAAGAGAATGATGCCGATGCGGTCGT